ATTTGACGGAACAATAACTATACTGCTTACATTTGGAACTAACGAAGTGTGCAGATATGCACTTAATTCGCTGAAGTAAAAAGTTTCTCCAAAATCCCAATTGTTAATATCAAAATATGTATTAATAGCAGCAATTACTTGGCTTTTTATTTCGTTATCACTGATTGTGACATTTGGATTTTTAATAACTTTAAATGTTGCTCTAAGAGCAGCATCGGCTTTGTTACCAAATAGAGGTTTAAAAACTGCTGGATTGTAAATTATGCTATCACTAATTGTTTTAAATAATTCAATAGATCCAAATTCAGTTTTAATTTCGTCTATAGATGGAGCTACTGGTTGTTTAATTCTTCCGCTTGTGTCAGTGATATATGAAAAATAATCATTGGAATAAGTTTTTGTTAGAATGTAAAAATCTATTAGATTATTTGGACTAGGATCTATTCTACGATTATTCGCCGCATTGTGCTTATACTGAAACTGTAAATTTTGTCTACCAACTCTTGCTATATAATTTGTAACTAAAGTCGCGCTCGTACCAGTTGATTCGTAAAAAGCATTTTCAGCAGTTGCATAAAAAATAGTTCCTGTTGCATACAAAGAAATATTAGCTAAAATTGCTTCTAATACTGTATAAGCACTTACAATTAGTGTCTGATCAATTGAGTTATATATTAAAAAGTTGTATTGGTCCACTGATTCAACAAAATAAACATTTTTATTTGCGGTATTGACGGTTGGTGCAACAAGTTCAATAAACAAATCAGGATCGTCAGGGACCTCATCTAAATTATCATCAGGGAAAGTAATTTTTATTTTTCTGTTATCGTCGATTCCGTCCGGACCAACTGCATTGTCCCATATTCTATAAATTTGGCTATAGAATAAAGAATTACTCGAATCTGGTTCAGTATTTGTTCTTAGCACCCTGATGCTATCAACCAAAGTTGTGGCTGTTCTACTATCATATACTCGCACATCTGGATCAAAATAGAATCTAGTTTCTCTTTCACTTTCGAACAAATAATTCAAACCTCTACTTATTGCAGTATACTCGCCGGTCGCAAAAGACAAACTAATGAACCAACTGTTATCTATACCAGTGCCTGCAGTACTACCGGCGTTTGTTAAATTAAAACTTCCATTGCCTAAATTTTGACTTTCAATGATTTTCCATGACATGGTAGGAATATCATAGCGTAAGCCAAATGTTTTGTAACTTAAAATTTGTAAAATTATATCATTAATTAAAGTTTCTGACCAATCGTTAGCAAATACTGGTATAATTTCACTTACTATAGCTGTAGATGGTACCACAACACTAAGTGTAGCAATTGCAGTTAGTCCTGGATTATCATAATTTATTATACTGGCCCATATATGAGTTCGTTGAAATTCTGTTGTTGGTGTCCCAGTTTGCAACTGATTTTGTGCGTCAAAATATGTTCCTGCAGGAGCAACAAATTTAACCAAACTGCCTTGTACTAAAAATGTATAATTAGGACTATTAAAAAATCCTGAACTACGGCTACCTGTATTGTTAGTTTGAGTCCATGTGGCCACGGTGGCAATTGTACCGGACCCAATACCTGCAAATCCTGCGCTGGTTGCAGTAAAAATCGTTCCTACAGTATTAGATGCCGCACCAAATAAAGTAAAATTAGTAGTTCCTACACTTATAATTTTATAAACAGTTCCTGTGTCCATGCTCGTGGCATTTATGGTTGATCCTTGAGGACTATTTCTTGTTGCTGTATCGTAATATAAATGTCTGGTGGTAATCGTAGATATTAAAGGTTTTAAAATATTTCTGACAATAGCGTTTACTTCAATACTACTAGTAAATTGAAAGTTTTCTGTTTCTGAATAGTCTTCTTTATAAATTATACCATCTTCTGCAAAAATATTTGTGCTAGAATATTTGCCTGTAGTGTCAATGACATCTAGGTATCTACTAGTGCCCGAACTACTTCTATTGACTGCTTTAATTTTTAAAATATTGCTAAAGGTGGTGTACGGTAGAACATTGTAATCCTCACCGGTTACCATCCGATTTTGAGTGTAATATTGTTGGGGAGCTTTAGTTCTAATTTCTTCGAGCGACTCTCTTGAAATTGCATTTGTTACCGTATATTTTAAACTCGCTCTGATAGTTAAAGTTTCTGCTCTACCAGTTCGACCACGGTAAGGAATACTTATAATAATACCAGACATTTCGTCAGGTGTAATTTTGTAGGTTAGGTTATTACTTACTCTATAGTATACCCTAAAGTTTCCAACAGGAATATTGGTAAATGAACCATCACCAAATACTAGGTCAATTTGATCATTTGCTCTAGAAGATACACTATATAAATTTCTTTGATCGATATTATTATAAATTACATTTATTCCGTTAACCGCAGGAACTTGAGTCCATAAAGTGCTTAAATTATTCCCGGAAGTTAATGAGTAAAGCCACACATCTGTATTATTAATATTGTCAAAATTAATGTTGACTATTCTATTAGGTAAACTTTCGCTAATACTAAAATCCAAGTTGTTTAATGCGCCTTGCTTGAAATACAAGAAATATCCTGTATTATTGCTTGCATTTCCTTGATTATCATTTCTGTACAGTATGTTAAAAGCACCACCAGGGCTAGGGGTTGATTCATAAATGTAATTTTGATTATTACTAGTAGCACTCACTATTTCAAACGGGTAAGTAACTCCTGCTATTGATGCAGAATAAGGAAATGTTGGGGTTACCCCTGTAATAATATCAACTGTGTATTCGTCTGTTTTGACGCCACTTAAATTTTTTGATGCGCCTGGTTTTCCAATAGCTTGCGTAGCCACTAAAGAAGCATTTAAAATGCCGGTGAATTGCTCTAACCAGTTCTCGTTTGTTCCGTCATTCCAAGTTACAACTACATTTGATAAGTTGATGCCGGTACTGTCAAATATTGTTTCGGAAGTACTAACGCTATCAAATTTTAAAAATCCCGACGCTGGTGTGCTTCTTTTTGGGTTATAACTAACTAATCTAGCCAGCTTAAGAATGCTGTCTCTGCGCTCGGCAGTATCTATAAAATTTTCACGGGCATTCAAATCAGTTCTAAATGCCAAACTTTGCCCTAAAAATGCAATAAGATCAATTAGTGCTATATATTCGGAACTATCTGTAAAATCATTAAAATCTTCAGGATAGTATGTGCGTAAGTACTCAATCATTGACTTACGCAAGGTTTCGTAATCAAAACTCTGGAAATCAGCCTCTCTGAAAGTCTGATAAATTTTAGTCCAATCTTGTTGTACTAGTAAACTTGTTTGTCTTGTAGTAATAGCCATACTTGATACCTATGTTTTAATATTTATCGAAATAAAAAAGTGGTACTTTTATGCTGCAACCACAGTGTTTAATTCTTTATTAAACTGTAGGGATAGTACATCGCTTAAGTTATCTGGTAAAAAAGTTAATTCAAGTTGAATTTGTAATCCATAATCAAATTGGTCGACTAAGATATTATCAACCCGCACTCTAGGATCATACGAAGCTACTCTTTGAATATCTTCTACAATAAGTGCTCTAACATCTGCGGTTAATGGCTCAAACAGAACATTCCAAATTATACTACCAAATTCAGAATTCATTAATTTTTCGCCCTTTCTAAGAGCAAAATGGTTAAGTAAATCACGCTTAATTAAATCTAAGTCAGTTAAGCGAAATTTCTTATATTGATCAATTGTACTGAAACCTTTGTATCTTGTAATAGCCATGTTAATATTTATTCTGGCACATCTGCGCCTAAAGTTCGGATAGCATATCTTCCTGCATTAAAGTAAATATGGCCCGGTCTTCCTTGACTATCAACGGTTTGCCCAGTATTTCTCCATACATTTGCTCTAGATCCAATTGAATAATTTTCTAAATTCAAAGTTCCATCTGTATTGTATAAAGATTTGTTTAACTGAGGATTGCCCAGATCTTGATATTGATAGGCTAGAGAAAGCATACCTCCAATTGTCTCCTTACTATCACCATTTCTAATGGCACCGCTTTTAACAAGTTCGGCATACTGCTCTTGCAAAAAATCACCTAAAATTCTGTCTTGTACTGCTGTGGCTTCTAAAAAGATATCATTGCCGTCAACACCATCTTTAGCTGCCCATGTGCCGTCATTGTTTTTGTATCCTAGTCTAGTTAATAACCAGTCTGATGTTTGATATTTTCCCAACTTGAGTGGGTTGATATTAAAAGTAATATCGCCGCTTACTGCATGGCTACTACCCAGAATAATTTCATTATTTGTGCCCAATGCTGTTCCTGTGCCTGTGCCTGCAGAATTAGCTACAAACACATTACCAATTACAGAAGAGTTTGCCCCAATCTCGGTAAAGTCGGTGGTGCCAACACTAGTTATAGTATAAGTGAATCCTGGTATAATATTAACTGCTGAACTAATTCCGCCTACTGATTTTGCTATAACCATAGTATTACTGCCAAACGCACCAACACTAGGTGATTGTATATTGGCGATCATTCCTAGCTTAATGTTTCTATGATCAGAATTGGTAATAGTTACTGTTGCAACATTTGCGTAATAGGTTCCCCACCAAGACACTATTGTGTTGGCATTTATATTGGCTCTAAAAGTACCTAGACTGGGAACTCCAAGAGATGTTAAATTGCTGTTTGTATTGCTTTCAAGATTGGCCAATTGTATTAACAAACATTTGGTTTCAAATGAATTTAAAGTAAGAATTTCTTCCTTAATGTTTTCTATCTTGAAACCGCGAGGTGCCAGCGCATTAGTTAACTTTTGCCTATCTGCTGGATTTATAACAACATTATTAGCTGCACTAGTTATTCCTCTATTAGACATTTATTTTTTTCCTGGTGTTTGTGCTAAAGGTGGTATTACCTTGCCTGAATTCTTTTTAAGTTCTCCGGTTCTTCTAGCCCAAGGTTCGTGTGTTGGCGCAAATGGAGCAAGGCTTTCAAATGTTGTTGATGATGTTTTCCATAACTTCGAAGTATTATCGTACGCAACATTGGCCTGTTTATAAAATTCCATTGGCTGATTAGTAAGTGGCGCTGCGGGAGTTCCTGTATTTAAAAATATTTTACGCCCTTTTAATACAAGATCAGCGGATGTGCGCCAGCCGCCGGTTACTGATTGCATCAGTAGACTGGTATCACTTTTAATTCCTACATTACCAGCATTTAATGAAATGTTTTTAGAGCTAGTAAGTTGATAACTTTCTGTTTGATTAAGAAAATATTTTTCTGCATACATTCTTATTGTACGACCGCTGTGTATGTTGACATCTCTATCTGCATGAAAGTTGATATCTTGCTGCGCTCTAACGCTTACATTACTATTACTAAAAATATTAACACTACCATCAGGTGTTAATTCTATCCAAGTAGTGCCTTGACTGTTACTAATATACATCAAGTCTTCGGTGTCGTGCATTATTATCTGATGACCTGCACTACTTCTTAGTCTTAGTAATCTGTTCTGTCCATAAAGATCTCCGTCATCCATTACCAACGAATGTCCACCTTTTCTGTTAGCATATTGTTGAATAACTGCAATTGGTAACGAACCATCTTTAAGAACAGTATCAATGTTAGGCAACTCTGCAATATCAGGTATTAATCTTCCTGGGCTACTTAATCCTATTACTTGACTGGGTGTTTCTCGTTGGCTACTGCTAGTTACTGTTCCGCGCACTGGATCTTTATCTAATCCTTGTTGAATAACTATATTAGCTTGCCAAGTGTGTACAACTCTAGGTAAATCAAAAAAACTAGGATTGGTATCTATTTCACTGGTTTGTGATACTAGCTCCGAGGTAGGTAGAAAACTTTCATTATTAATTCTTCCTGTCCCGAATGTCTGATCAGCATTAATTTTACTAACAATCGCCCCAAAACCGCCATTACCAAATCCACTACCAACTGTGTTAGTGTTACCAAAAGGTCTAGCCAATCCTGGTACCATGTGCGTAGTTGGTAAGTTTGGTATGCATGCAAACCAAAATCCCTGATTAGGATCACCTCTTACAAATGTAACTAAAACTTTATTTCCAAGATCTGGCGGAACTGCCCAAAAACCGTAAGTCTGCTGCGAAGTAGTGAAACTATTGTTTTCAGACCCACTACCGCCTAATGTACTGCCAAAGAAAGGACTAGCATACCTTACAACTATCCATTTATCTGCTTCGTCTTCGTCGCCGCTGATATCCGGAATCCATACTGCTAATCGCCCAGCTCGAGCAGGGTCGGCATTATTTTTAATAATACCCAAAAACGGACCAGAATCTAAGTTAGTTCCTGCAAATTTGTTACCACTAGCCCAGTCTGGAATTCTTCCTGCACTTGATTTATTCTCAGCCATTATTGATTTGCTCCTGGATATACTGGTACTGGATTAGTAACATAAGGTTCATTTTGATAATTTGTTTGGTATAGTTTACCTCGCCATTCAAATAGACCACCTGGCTTATTTCCAAAATCTTTTCTAGCTTGTCTGAATGCTTCGGCAAATGTTAAAGGTTGTTTCACCTGTGCAACCTGTGACGGTTGACTAGGAGTTTGTGCCACTGGTGCAGGTTGCACAGGTTGGGGTATAGTTGGATTAGCAAAAATTCCTCTTTTGGCTTCTGCATCTCGATCTACTGTTTCGTTAGTGACCGGTTTACCTGATTGGCTTTGATTTTTTGCTGGTTTTTTTGGTGGATCAAGTGCATCAGGTATTCGGATAAGATCTAATGTTTGTGTGAACTGTCCTCGATTAAATTCACTTTGTACACTGAGTACTTTGTATATACCCGAAAAAGTTCCATCTGTCCTACGACCATTTGATAACAAATCTTGTTTATTTACGATTCCAATAGTATCGTCTATA